AAAAATTTGAACCCTTAGCTTACCCGGAAAATAACCACGGAGAAATGTCGCACAACCTAAAGAACGCAGCAGAAATGAATACAATGAGTGATTCAGCAATGAGGGAGACGAAGGAGAAGGTAATTAGCGTAGAGGACCAGTCAGCATCGCTGACGTCCTACAAAAGTTTCGACGATATGGGTTTGCCGATGAACCTACTTCGTGGAATCTATTCGTTCGGTTTTACGCAGCCGAGCCGGATTCAGACGCTGGCAGTTGTGCCTTTTGCTCAGCGTCGTGATATTCTTGCACAGGCCCAGTCGGGTACGGGCAAGACTGGAACGTTTGTTATGGGTTCACTGGCCCGTGTAGACCCCGCCCTGCTGGTGCCGCAGGTTCTCATTATTTCGCCGACGCGGGAACTATCAACGCAGATTGCGACTGTTTATTCAGGCATTGGCTCTTTCATGGGTATCAAGGTGCTTCTAGCAGTCGGTGGTTCTGCTCGTAATGAAAATACGGCCGACCTCCGTCGTGGTGTCCACGTAGTAGTGGGAACTCCGGGTCGCATCTATGACCTGGCTATCAAGCAGAATCTCTCATTTCGCAATCTGACGTCTTTCATTCTAGATGAGGCGGATGAGATGCTACAGGAGCGTTTTGCGGAGCAGATTCGGGAGATTGTAAAGCTGGGTTTGCCGAAGCAGTGTGCAGTGGGTCTTTTCTCTGCGACGATGCCGCCCGAGGTTCTGGAGATTGCGGGTATGCTTCTACAGGACCCTGTGCGGATTGTTCTTCAGCCCGAGCAGGTCACACTGGAGGGTATCAAGCAGTACTATGTTCCACTGGAGAAGGATGAGTGGAAGCTGGAGGTGCTGTGTGACATCTATGAGGGACTGAGTATCAAGCAGTCGCTTATCTATTGTAACACGCGGGACCGGGCTGAGATGCTACACGCAAATATGATTAAGCGGGATTTTACGGTTTCACTGATTCATGGTGATATGGACCCGGCGATGCGGGCCGAGCGTATGAAGGAGTTCCGTTCGGGTTCAACGCGTGTTATGATTTCAACGGACCTGCTATCGCGTGGTATTGATGTCCAGCAGGTTTCCTCAGTTATCAATTACGATATCCCGTCGCTCAATTCAAAGGAGACGTATGTGCATCGCATTGGTCGTTCGGGTCGTTTTGGCCGCAAGGGAACTGCGATTTCACTGGTAACACCGTCGGAGCATCGCAACCTCAAGCAGATTTCCGAGATTTACCAGTTCCAGATTGAGGAGCTGCCGTCGGACTTGAGCAAGGTACTGGCTTAACTTGCGTCTTCCAAGGGTCAAGAGCGTACCGTCTTGAGGGTCAACAACTTGCGTCTTCCAAGGGTCAAGAGCGTACCGTCTTGAAATAAATTTGATTAAAATATTTTTGCTGCTGGAAGTAGTAAGAATGTCTTTGTCTGTAACTTATGTACGTGCTGAGTGGTGTAAGGTATGTAAAGTCTTGCTTCCAGAAATTCAGTTGATGTGTAAGAAGTTTGCTGTTCCCCTAGAAGTCCTAGACCTTGAGGAAATGTCTGAAGAAGAGCAGGCTGAGATTACATCGCTACCTTGTGTGACTGTGCTAGAAAACGGAAAGCCAAAGGAAGTTATTAAGGAAAAGAAGAAGGAGCGGTTGCAGGAGATTCTAGCAGCATCTGTGGTTATTGGCGATGACTTCTAGGGTGTGTTTGATTCTAAAGGACAAAATATTTTTTAAAGGAAATGAGCATTGATGTGCTCTGGGATTTATCATTAGTAGAACATGCAAAAATTCTTAAAAAGATGGATGAAGCACAAACACAAGAAGAAAAGACAACAATTTGGGATAAACGTTGTCATATTCTTCGGTACATTTTAGAGCCCTATATTTATAATTATTTGCTAGTGACTTACGGGCCAGCATTGGATAAATTCTGGCAGACATATAAGCCTCCTAAGAAAGCCGATAATGCTTTTGTCATCGTGGAGAGACGTGCTCATCCAAATTTCTGGTATATTTTACGGAATATTGCTTGGGCTGGACCACAGATGTCCGTCTACATTTTCTGCTCAGATGAGAATATGGATTTTATTTATACACTTCTAGGTGATAAAGCGGAGCACTTTAATGTAATTCCTTTTTTTCAAGGAAATCCTACACGTGAACGCGGAGTACAAGAATATAGTAATTTTTATACAGATTATCGGAGTTATGAAATGATAGATGCAAAATATATTATGACTGTTCAAATGGACATTTTTATTCGTAGACGGTTAGATATGAAAATGTTTATGACAGATTATTATGGAAATCCATGGGCTTGGAAGCAGGCTGATCCCGGTGGCGGAGGAGCAACTGTTCGGCGGGTAGCAAAAATGATTGAAATATGTCGGCGTTGGCGGCCAGATCCTTCAATTGATTGTCCTGTGCCAGAAGATGGTTGGATTAATGAAAAAATCATTGAATGTGGTACTTGGCCAGAAGTAGGTATTCGTGCGACTGTTTTTATGGAAACTCTACTTCAAAATAATCCTTATGTTGTTCATCAAACATGGTCGTTTACAGATGTTGTTTTGAAAGAAGGTCGGGAAACATTTTTGGGTTTATGGCGAAATTTATTGACTTTTACTGTGGATTAAACAGGTTGACTAGTTAGAGCGTGCTCAAATCTACTGTGGACTAGTTAGAGCAAGCCAAGACACGGGGAACTTCTTCTCCAGCAGTGCGGATACTTGCTGGGCATAATCGCGAATTTCCTTCTGAGCATCCGGAGCATCACGAAGGCCGCAAAGACGAGCATAGCCGTACAGCGAACCCGTCTCAATAAACTCCGTGTACATAGACTGCGGCAAGACAAAGCGGGCCTGCTCGGGACATACTCCATCTTGAAGCATTTCCTTATACAAGTCAAGTGCCTGTGTGTGCCACAGATGAACCTTATCCTGTACCTTGCTATGCTCCAGCACAGGAATATCCATAGACCCCTGCTTGACAGAGGGATTACGCTGACGCCACATCGTGGGTTCAAAGAACTCAGGATCTGTGTCTACATATCGGCGGCTGATTTCATTACGGCTGAAACCTACCGTGTGCCGGAACCATTCACGGGCAATGGGAATCGGCATCTTTAGACGAAAACGAATCTGCGGATGAAAGAACGGACTTACATGCTTGTGTGTTGCCAAATACTTAATTAGCTTTGCGTCACCGGGTGTCATTACGGTAGATTCCTTGCCCATTGACACACGAGCCGCATTTACAACCGTTAGGTCCGAGCCAAATACTTCTAGGAGTTCTACTTCGGGCATCTTTGCTGTATAAATCTAGCATAAACCACTGTCAAATTTTCTGTGAACATTAACTCTACGCAAATTCAGGAAAAATACGCGGACCCGACGCCTTAAGAAGCATTTTAGGCGTTAATTTTGCTGGAGGCTTATCGTATTTTAGTTTACGTGTCTGCTTGATAGCATGCGGATATCTATATGATTTTTCGGCCTTAAAAGTCTTAGCATACATGTTCTGTAGTTCCTTTGTAGGAAGTTTACCAAAAATCCAGGCATCCTTGCAAACCTGCTCCTTATAACCTGCTTTTAGACACTTCTTCGTAAATTGTCTAATAGAAGTTTTCTTCATACCTATTGCTGTGATAGATTATCTTCCTATAAAATAGGATGCCTCCAAGGAGACTCAGTATAAGCACACCAAGTGCCGCAAGTTTAGCACGGCCATATCCTACAAATCATATCGCTTATGCTACAAATGCTGAGGCTAGACGTACATTAGAAGCACAACGCAGGAGATATTTTACTAATGCGGAATGGACTAAAGAGTATGATAAATACAACAAAATGGAAACAGAACGAAATTTTAGAAATACAGAAAATACGTTGAATCGCAGAGGACTATGTAGGCGGTTTACAAATGCTGTTGACGGAACTATAAAATATATATGTGGAATTCAAAGGAAAAGAACACGTAAACTCACGCATAAGAGAAATCTGACTCGCCGCGTTCGTTGAAAGTTTAAAACATAAATCCGGAGTCTCAACAGATGGGAGCTAACCAATCCGTTGATGCTTCACATGTACGTATCTGGAATAATTTGTGCGGAATTCAAAATCCGGCGACAAAGGCCCAAATGCTGGAAACTCTGCTAGCATCGCCTGAATACCGCAACGCACTGAAACAAATGGGTGTACATTCATTCTGTTTGCAGTGGTTAGCTGGGTATAATCGGGGACAGATTTATCAGTGGCCTTATGCTGCTGTTGGACAACAGCAACAGCAACAGCAAAGACAGCAGCCACAGCAAGGGTCAGCGTCTAGGACGCAAGGACAAAGACAGCAGCAGAACTACGGAAATGAACTCATAGAGCATCCTGCTCCTAGACGAGCACATGACTATTTCACTGAGTGTTGCGACCTTCTAGCAATAGATGAAACTCAGCCGCTTTCAAGTGAACTTATCCGAGCCGCCTATAAGAAAGCCGCTGTCCGTGCTCATCCTGACCGCGGTGGCAATCCCGAACTCTTTGATGCTGTAACCCGAGCATCTGCCTATCTCCAAAAAATCGTTGACCGTGTTTCCGGCATAAGACAACAAGCAGCAGCCGTGAATGCTCATGTGCCGCAAACACAAGCGGAATTAGATAGCTACTCACATCAGAGGGCTGGAGCAGTTGCTCAACTACAAGACCGTCCCCCAGTGGCCTTATCACCCAAGAAGTTGGATATGTCGCTCTTTAATCAACTTTTTGAAGAGAATAAGTTGCCCGACCCGGAAAAAGATGATGGCTACGGAGACTGGCTCAAAACAACAGGGCACAGTGATACAGTTCAAGAAAATTCAAGTTTACGAAAGAAATTCGCCCTGGATACATTCAATCAGGCATTCCAGCAGGAATCACGGCAGACTGGTGGGGGCGGAAATGGAGCTTATTATCCTTCTGCTATTATCTTACAGCCGACTATGGGTGTTACGCTAGGCGGCGAAAAACCAGCAGATTTCACAGCAGCCTACGGTTCGCGGACACAGTTCACAGATTTGAAGTCGGCCTACACATCTGATTCTACATTCAGTCAAAATGTGGCGTCAGCAGCCGCTTCACTCGGGTCACGACCCAGCAATCTGAAAGACATGGAACGAGCCCGGTCAGCACCTGTAACTTTGTCTGCAGATGAGCAGCGTCGTGTACGAGCAGCCGAGGACCACGAAAAGATGTTGGAGGACCAACGTGTTCGTCGGATGGCCCAGCAGGACGAAGTTGCTGGGCGTTATCACGAGAAACTTCAACGGCATTTATTAGTAAATAATTAGCCACAACAGTAATAGAGAAGATGGCAGCTGCTTCACAGGGTGAATTAACTGGCTTTGTTATTTTAATATTAATCTTTTCAGCGGCGACTTTACGCTATATTATAAAAGATAAGGTTGAAGCCGAGAAAGATAAGTTTGAAAATAATAAGGCTGTCCATCTCTGGTGGGTAGTCGATGATTCAGAAGGTACTGCTCGTCAATGGTTAGATTGGGGAACGCGTCTTCTAAAAAGAACACGGTCGCCTTTTTTGAATATTCATCTGCGTCGCTGTAAGGAATTCCATGATAAGGATTTTGTAGTCAATGCTCTTCTAGGCCGCGATGATGTTCATCGTGTCTTGCGTGAACATGGCGTGGATGTTCCAGCAGAAGCCTCAATTGCTCCCTCTTGGCTGTGGAAGGCATGGGCTTCTGCACAGATGGTCTGTTATGTGGGTGGTCTTTGGGTGGACTCCCGTGTCTTATTTATTAAGTCTATTGTGCCTGTCCTCGGAACTACTAAAGCAATGCGGTTTGGCACTGACCCTGAAGAAGAACGGGGTAATCGTGCGTCTGATACAAATCTCTGCTGGGCTATTGAAGAGGGATGCGGTCTATGGCAGAGTTATGCTCGGGATATGGATAAACTCGTGCGTGGCGGCCCCTTATCATGGAATGCAGCGAAGATTCGCCGTGCTATTCGCTATTTGCAGGATAAACACTTATCCGGGCAAGTACCGATTAATACCGTGGCTGAATGGACCCGTTTCAAGTCAGGCAAGGCCATCCAATTGGAGGATTTGGTAACACGTGTTGTTCCTTCAGATGATTCAGGCATTGAACTGCCAGGACCAAATGTTGTTGCTGTCCCGCTACCTGATACACTTGAGCGGTCTATTCCAAATGCTTGGTTTCTTCGTCTTTCAGAGGATCAACTCCTAGAGGCCAAGTTTCTGTGGGCTCATCTAGCAATTCCTGTTTCATTGACGTAATACTATATTCGTGTGTTCGGATTGGTCCTATGCGGATTTCCTTACTTACTAGAACGTGTTCTGACGCTTTAATAATTTGTCGGAAGATCTTCTTGCAAGATTGATAATCATAGGTGGCGGGCCTTCTGCTCGGATAGTAATAGACCATTATCGCATTGAATGCCTCCAGAGTTATGGGATTCTGTGCTGGAAATTGTAGGGAACGTCTATCACGTAAATTCTTAAAACCGAATGCTTTTATCCATTCGGTCGCAACATCCGGTGGTAATTCTGAGCGGAAAGAGGTCATCCTTCTGTATTTCTCCTGCGAATACTTTTAAAGTGTCGAAGAATCCGAAGCGACGCTGAATAAGCCGAATGTGGACTTCCGAGCACCGTTCGTTCAGCTTAATAAGCTCAATCGGATTGAAAAATGAATAAACTTGTGTAATAATTTGAATATAATGAAGAATATCTTCAACGGTATATCCAATAATTAAAAGGTCGTGAAGATGTTGAAAAATCTTAAATACATCATTTTGAAGAATTCCTGTACAAAGTTCGCGAATTGCATTAATGGGAGGCGGTGTGATATAGGTTTGAATTTCTTGTAGACTAATTTGATGAATTGTATCCTGCTGCTGCTGCGTTTTTACAGCTTCCAGCAGTCGTAATAAAAGACAGAATTGCCGAGCATTTCCGAGGCAGAAACCGACTATCCAATTCTTAGCATCCTGTGTTAATTCAATGTGGGGAGCATAACGTTTCTGAAACACTGTTGTGTGTTCAAAGAGATTGATTGGAAGCAGTTGAAGAATCACTGTTCGGCTTTGAATCGGTTCAATGAACGACTGACTCGTACATGAGGAAAAGAGGAATTTAACATGGGTTTCATATCGTTCCATGAGACGGCGTAAGGCTTGCTGCGTTAGTACGGGCAGACTATCCGCATCATCAATCCAGACCCAGGCAGTAATGTCATATTTGCGATTAGAGCGTAGGAACTCAACGAGTTTCTGACGCAGGGCAGCAATACCACGGTCGTCGCAACTTGAGAGTTTCAAGATATAACGATTTAAATCTGCCTGTGGAATATTTCGTAGGGCATGCTGGAGAAACTGCTGACAGAGGAAAGTCTTACCTACTCCAGTTGAGCCAGTCAATAGTAAATGGGGGTAATCATCTTTACACGAATGAAGATATTCAATAATATGAGATTGTCCCACAACCTCTTCCATTAGTTGAAATTCTTGGATGGTGCTTAAATACGGAATACCATATTGAATTAGATGCCGAAGGATTTATACGAAACCCTTGAAATTGAACGTGGGGCTTCGGCCGATGATATTAAAAAGGCGTATTTCAAGGCTGCTCGTACTAAGCATCCGGATAAGGGTGGCTCAGCAGAGGAATTCAAAGAGATACAGCGTGCTTACGAGACTTTATCAGATGCGGGCAGGCGGCAGATGTATGATATGACAGGCTCCGAGGAGGGGCAGGGCGGTCAGCAGATGGGTCACGGAATGGGTAATCCATTTGAGCAGATGATGCGTGGATTTGCTGGAGCGGGAGCACCAGGAATGGGGTTTCATGTAGATGTGGGCGGTATGTTCGAGCAGATGTTTCAAGGAGCACCGGGTGCTCAGGGATTTTTTGGTGTTCCTATGACAGGTCAGCCACAGGGACCACCGCCACGGACGGGGAAGGGACCGAGCAAGATGCATGAAATTAATATGAATCTCATGGAATTCTACAAGGGCCGGGAATTACGTCTTGTGTTTAATCAGGGCCGTTTTTGCTATGCTTGTAAGGGAGATGGTGTAACAAGTTTTGTAGAATGTGGAAGTTGTGGTGGCCGGGGATTTAATATCCAGCAGATGCAAATTCAACCGGGAATGTATGTTCAGACACGAGGTACCTGCCGTGATTGTGAAGGGAAGTGTCGCAAGCCGGGGCCACTCTGTACTGTTTGTTCGGGTTCACGCATTCTGAATAGGGAAAAGACGTTAGATGTCAAGATTTTGCCTGGAATGCATGATGGTCATCAGTTTACCTTTGTGGGTGAATGTTCAGACCAGATTGATTTTGGTCAGCCGGGTGATGTAATTTTAATTCTCAAGTGCCCTGATACAGCCGTTTATACATGGACAGGTAATGACTTGACCACTGAGATAACGATTACATGGATTGAATCTGTTACTGGGTTTACTCGGACTCTAGCAGATCATCCTTCGGCTACGCAAAAAACAATTGTGTGGAATGGTGATATCTTGCTGAATGGAACTAAGTTACGTGGTCTAGGGTTGGGGATGCCCTTATCAGGAGGAGGCTTTGGCGACCTAATTGTATCAGTTAAGGTTACACAGCCGGATGCGGGGGTAAATGTAAAGGCACTTTTGATGCAGGCTCTTACAGAATCGCAAAAGGCGACTGCTGAAGGAGATTGTATTTTGACACGGGCTTGAGTTTACTTTCCGCCGGGAACAGTTAACGCACCGCCGAAGCTGGGGTTGACCTGGTTCTCATCAAACCACTGCGGGTTCAGGCCGGCCGCCTTGAGTTCCTGCGGGTTCAAGAGTGTGTAATTGCCAGAGGCGGGGATAGCATCCGCAAGTGACAAGGGCTTCAAATGACCGCCACCACGCTGCTTCTGCTTGCGTGACCGGTTCTGCTGCTGACGGTTGCGGTTCTGCTGGCTACGGTTGCGATTCCTGTTCTGCTGCTGACGGTTTTGCTGCTGACGGTTCCTGTTGCTGCGATTACGGTTCTGCTGCTGACGGTTTTGCTGCTGACGGTTCTGTAGCTGACGGTTCCTGTTCTGCTGCTGACGGTTCTTCTGGCTGCGGTTACGCTTGCCTCCACCATGCTGCTGTACAAGCTGGCGGGTTTGGGTTAGGGCTAAATCCAGAGGAGCTGTGGCTGAACCACCGAGGACGCCAGACGCAGCAGTCGTCATCGGGCCAGTCATGCTAGAAGAGAGAACTTCACCGAGTGACTCATAGGGGGCCGGTGTAAGGGCACCACCACGCTGCTTCCGGGTACGATGTAATTTACTTGTCATTCTCTGAAAATTCATTCCTTGCTCTGTAATACTCTGAGGAATTTTACCCATCATTGCAGCTTGACTATTAGCATATCCACCTCTCTGCTTTCTGTATGAAAGTTTAAGCATTTCCTACTAATACAACAGGTAATTTCTTCTTTTGGAGCCGAGCAGCCAATTTAGTATAACGGTCACTGCGGGGCTGAGCGAATATAATAAACGCGGTCCCTTCTTTCATAATCTGCGTATCTCTCTGAATTCCAGCCGACTTTCCTGCAGACCAATCTGCTTTCATATAACGCATTGGAATATTGTTCTGTTCGCACCACATATAAATCATTCCGCTTGTATCTTTACCTTCGTCTGATAAAAGGACAAGGTCAGGTGCGGCTCCCATTTTCACAAGAATATCATTCATGATGGTCTTTTGAAAATTATGAAAATCGTCGCGTTTGTGGCCGCCGAGAACACCAAGAATCTTTCGTGCTGGAGGCTTATTTAAAAGTGCGGGAGTCCATGAAGAATCTTCGCTTTCCGTTTTGGGGGAATTAAGCCAAGAAGTAAGGGACATTCTGCGTTTAGTAGGAACAAAAATGAATTCAAATTTACGTAGTGGCTTACGCAGTCGCCGTCTGGGGCCGGCCCGATGAAGAAGGCGTGCCCGAGTTGCCCGTCGTAATAATCTTCTTCTTGATGGCACCGCTGACAATATAGATGGAGTTCTCCGTCATAACGATGTAGTCGTTAACGGCCTTAAAAATCTTCTGGATGGGGCTGGTGTACTCCTCCGCATTCTTTACAAGGATACGCTCCTTCGTGTCCGGGTCCTCACCGAGGAATGCCTTCGCATTCTTGGTGTCATTGTAGTAATCCAGCAGAATCGGCTTGTCCTGCTCTACGGCGATGCGGGCGGCGTGAGCCATCGTCTTATCACCGGGAATCTCAGTGGTCTGGATACCACCACCCTGCTGTGTTAGAGCAAGCTGCTGTGTCTGCTGAGCAGGCTGCTGGGTCGGCTGCTGGGATGTCGTGCTCATTTGGCTTTAAAACTAGGGGTTTCATTTTTTTGGATTTTTTTACGCGCTTACAAAGGTGAACTCCTGCATGTGGCGGGGGCTAGGATGCGTAATCCAGCGGCTTTCATTCTTCTTTGAGACAATCTTCTCAGGCATCGGCCTACTAGGCGGCAAGGGCCGAATGATTTCTTCAGCGTGCTTTGTAATAATCATATTCACATAGTTGTAGGCTTCCTCAATCTGGGCCAGGGTACGAGCACCCGTAATAATAAGTTTACCCGTTTGGAAAGGAGCAATTGTAACTGTCTTGCAAGAACCAAGTTCTAGACCTGTGCCGGAGCCCAAGCAGAGTGTAGGGCAGCCACAGAGACCAGGCATCGTAGTAGCCGGCCGCTTCTCATTCACAAAATACTTAGTGTTCACACCCTGATAAATATCTGACTCAAATGTGCTAAAGAGCTTATAAGTCTGTACGAAAATCTTATGAAGACGGTCGCGGCGAACAGGGACACCGATACTATAATCCGAGTTAACAAGCTGAATGGCATAGCGATAGAGGACAGGTTCGGGATAAGCAGGTGTTGGCGGGAAAATTTCCTTGTACATTTCTGTGGGTACTTTATCCTTCAACGTTCGTAGCAGAACCAGAATAGACTGCTTACCCATTTCCTCGGATAAGATGCCGGTCATTTGCACTCCACCATTTGAGAACAACTTTACATTGACCTCCTTCCACTCATTTTCCTGCGTGCCGAGCCGAACAATAATCGTTGCCTGATTGTAAAACTTCTTCTTCTGCTTCTTCCTCTTCAGCATAATATCATGGCGACACATTCCCTTCTTATTCATATTATGCTCCATCTTCAAGATACCTTCTGCTAGACACCAATAAGGCATAATTGGGATTGCTGCCCAAAGTTTGGGAATATCAATCTTGGTGCCAATGTGGCCTGTAACAGTCATAGTGCTAATTCTTAGCGGTGTGATTGTAACTTTCGCGGTATTTACTTGTGCCATCCTAACTTTTGAACTTAAGGAGGCTTTAAGTTGGGCTTTCAAATTTATAATAGGATAGCATAAGGCAATCATTTGTTAACTGGGATAAGTACTACACGACCAACGATAAGTAACCCCGGCATTATTAGTAAATGGATTATTTTGGAAAGCACCATATATACAATACGGCCTATCGGGTCTGCAAAATTGACTATTTGATTCCTTATTGCCCGGACAAAAATTACGATTGTTTGGACGGGTAAGAAGCCATGTCGGGTCATTATTAGATGGGAAGGGAGGAGCTGGCATGGCTGAAGGGGCAGGTTTAGTATTACATGAACCCATGTAGCACCATTGTGATGCTGTGCAATCACTGTTAACTCTACATGTAAAATTAGTAGAATTTCCGTAAGAGGTCGAACACCAACCTTGATAGCATTTTTCGGAACCTGCACAAGCACCATTATAATTACATCTCTCACCCAGAAAATTCTCTTTAATCGAGTTCCCAGAAGTAATTGATAAAAGGAAAGCTAAAGCAGCAATAAGAAAAATATTTATTAGAAAAAAATGTTTCATTTTATAATATACATCGCATTTTTTTTGTAATTATAAATGAATTTCTGAATTTTGGATTATTCCATTTGGCCTATACATTAATCGTCCTTCACCTACACTTTCTCCCGGAAATGAAGTACCAATCCGTTTAAGATTATTAATTTGATTTTTTGCTGTTACACTGTGTCTTTTTCTTCGGCGTATTCCAATAGTATTATTTGTTTTTTGGCGACCACC